TTCCCAGAATTGTCAGGCCCTTCGTGAGGGTCCCGGTATCGGTACCGGATTTCCTGAGCACAAAGTTGAACGCCGCGGCCTGCTTCGCAGTCCCGCCGATCACGTCCTGGATTCCATCCAGCTCCAGCGCCCATTTCTCGGTGGCTTTGAAGGCTGCGACTGCGCCGGCCGTGAAGCCGGCCACCAGACCAGCAATGCCGGCGATCGATGCCCGGAATGTATTATCCAACGCTTGAACGGGGATCTGTAAACTCTCAAGTAACACGCTTGGCCTCTTTTACTGTAGCACGGTACCGGGCAGTGAACTCTCGGAACTCTGCGTGCTGTTGCTCCAGGCTTTTGGACTGCGCAACCATTGGCGGGTGGCCGAGGTGATTTGGCATAAACACACGTTCCGAGACCGCGCGGGCCAGAGTTTTGCCACTCATATTGGCGATCACCGCGGCGAGCATCGCGAAGCGTTCATCTTCCCGGTCCTGGCTAAAAGGGTAGATCTCAAAGTACACTTCCCAGTCCATGAGCTCGCTGGCCGGCAGCTCAAGGACCTCCTCTACGGACTTGTGGAGCTCCTGGGCGAGTCGGTAGTGGAAGAATCGAGGGCTTTTTTTAGGTTACTGGCCACCTCGTGCACTCCGGAAAGCACCAGGGCTTTGTCGGCCACTGTGCGCAGTTTTTCAAAGGGAAGATCAGAGAGAGTTTCCACATCCGCCTCGGTGAAGAGCAGATTCCCGTCTCCATCACTGACCGACATGGAGACCAGCAATGCGGCGAGGCGCATCGCCCTCTCCATGTTGACGTCCGAGCCATTGGCCTTCATCGCATCGATCTGCTCGTTGAATCTGACCATTTGGCGCCCGGTCAGCTCGCGCACATAGACGGCACCCAGACCGTCTATTTCCACAGTTTCCCTTTTCAGGTTTTTGGCGCTATTCAGGAACGCCTCGCGCGTGGCAATCTGTCTAGGTCTCTTCGCCATGCCAGCTCCCATTACGGTGTGATGATCAGGGAACCGGTGGGGGCAATGACGACGGTTAGCTTGCTGACATCCGGGCTGTTCGCGTCGGCTGCCTCTTTTTTGGCGGAGAGGTAATACCCGTCAAACGTCATCGATTCAACGCCGTCCGAGATCACCACGGAACTGATGGTCTTGGACGCCATCTCATTTCGGATCGTCGCCAACACCCCATCCACGACNATCACAGACAGGGTGATATCGCCCAGGGTGATCAAGCCATTGGGGATGCTTTCGGCGTAACCGCCCGAGCCGTGATTGGTGGTGTTGGCTTTGCCCGTCGCAATCTCCGGGAAGTCGATCACCATGCAGGCGCCAACCGCCACACCACCCTTGGTGAGTGTAGAGCCATAATTGGTATAGGCTTCAGTTGCCATCTTCAAACTCCTTCAGTGTGCCAGATGAAAAATTCCAGCAATTTGCGATAGAGGCCCGGTTCCGGGTCGGTTGTGTCAAATTCATTCTCGCGGGTGGCCAGCTTGAAATTCGTTTGATTGAAATTCAACGCTGCCTTTACGTTCTGCGTAATCGTCACGCATTGATCGTAGCTCTTCGACCACACTGACACCTGGAGGCGGACACGATCCATCACGCTCTCGCCATGCGCCCGGATTGGCAGGGTCGAAATGAACTGATAAACGATGAAGGGATACGGGGTATCCTCCGGCGCCCTCAGCGGGTACACTTTTGCGCCCCGACCCTGCAGTACAGTTACCACGGTTTCCTCAATCGTCATGAAACACGAATCCCAGGAAATTGACGGGAACTCGCCGGCGGTCTGACCCACCTGCTGGAACCACGACCGAGGGCAATCCGCATTTCACCGATCATCGCCTCAGCCACTGCATTCAGGATCTCACGGTTGTGTTGGTCAATGGCTGTACGCAGGAAGGGCTGGGCTGCCATGTAGCGAGTGCCGAATTCCACGAAGCCGCTATACGGCGCGCGGGATTCGACATTGGACGTTTTGCTGTAATGCCTGGCAATGATGTGATCTCGCAGGTATCCCGTCTTCACGGGTGCATTCCGTCGAGCAATCTCTGCGATCTTTTCAGCCGCGGCCACGGGAACGATCCACGGTACATTCTCGAGCGCTTTCAACTGTGCAATCAGTTTTGCATTCGGGCTTGCCATCCGTCAGGCTCCTTCCGGCAGCGCTGAGATCTTCAGTGCTGCGCGGCGCACGGTCAGGCCGTCGACCATGCCGTCCACCTGGTAGGCTTTTCCTCGGACTACCACATAATCGTGGACGTTGATCGTCTGGTCCAGCCGGACCCGCAAGACCGCATCGCCGCTCAATACGACGACCTGGCCGCNGCGCTCATCCTGAAACTCTACCTGCCGGACCTCGAGTCCACACGGCACATCCTCGATCACGGCCCAGGCATGCTGCTCCTGGCCAAAGCTGTCCTGGTAGGCGCCGCTGCTGGAATAGATCGTGCAGATCTCGAACAGGCTCTGCTCAGCAGACGCCTGGAGGTCGGCGAGCTCGCTCTCGGAGATCGGGAACATCTGGATCAGAGCTGCAGCGCGGCATACTTGATGGCCACATTGGACGCTTCGAAGTAGATCCGGCTATCACTCTGCTCCCAGCCGGGCCGCCGGAAGCGGAAGGCGGCGATCTCGCCGGCTGCCAGCGAGTAGGTAGTAACATCACCGCTCCGGCCTTTGTCATCCGGAGCAGAGGTGAGGGTGAACGTGTAGGTGGTCGTGGCGTGCGTATTCCACACAAGCAACAGATCATCTCCGCTGGGAACGATCTGTTCCTTGTTCACGGTATCGGCGGCAGTAAAGGTGAGATCCAGGGAGTCGGCCGCGACAGGCAAAGTCGGATACGGTCCCTTGGGGATGATTTTTGTGAGCGTTACTCGGGGCATGGGATACTCCTTCTATATTCCCGTTTCATCTTCGGGTCGGTAAGCGTAAGGATCATGTTTTTGGTCGATGGCTACCACCTGGGCCTGGTACGCCGGGTCATACGGCAGGGCGGCCTGCTGCGCGAGGACGAGCGACTCCTTGGCTTGCTTGAAAAGCTGGCTGCGGCTGTAGCTTCCGCCATCGGCCGAAAAATCGTAGAGTGCTGCGAAGTTATCGACCACATACCGCCAGGCCGCGACCCGGGCCAGCGCGCGCAGCTTGGTGATGTTGGCCAGCCCAGTGATCGTGCTAATATCGGTCGTGCCGCAGGCCAGCACCGCATCGTTGACGGCCTCGGAAAAGTCGCCGGCGTCGCTCGGGCCGGCCGTGAGCGCCAGAGCGCTGGCCACCTTGCCCAGCANGGTCTGCATATACTGGCCGAGGGTCTTCTCGGTGTACGCAGCAGGGATGGCCATCACGACTTCTTGGTGCGGCCGCGCGCCGGCTGTTTTGCGGGCGGCTCAGGTTCATCTTCTTCAGCGGAGGGGGGCCGGTCGGGTTCGGCGGGCTCGTCAACCGGTGTAGCTGCTTCAGGCTTGACCGTTTCCATGGAAANGCCTTCTTTGATCGCGCCCGCCTGGATCCCGATGGCCAGCAGCGCATCGGCGACCGCCTCGAGCAGCATCAGGTCTCTGACCTGCGGATCCTTGATCCCGACCGGATGGAGCCCGGCGATCAGGACGGGGACCAGGCTGAAATGTTCAGCCAGGGCTTCCGACGCAAACACTACCTTCCCGACCGCCTCCGCCTTCCGCTTCGCAAGAATGGTTGGATGCATAGTTCCTCCACGCCGCCCTTGGGCGGCAGTCCCCTCTCCCTGGCCGGGAGAGGGGAGATCTTGAAAGAAAGTAATTCGGGGAGCTTACGCCATCGGGGATGTATATCCCGTCGGAATCGCGTACGAAGCATTGGAGACTCGGTAAATCACGGCGCCGACACGATTGAACGCGCCGAAGCCGGCACTGCGTAACCACTGGCTCTCATAGAACGGATGGTCATTCCGCTCGCCAACTTTCTTGAAACCGCGCAGGGTCTCCTCCGGCTCTTCGCGCATCTTGAGCGGACGCGCGCCGCCGGTAGTCATGGACACGAGGTAGTTATCAGGTAGCGATTTCCATTCGGCAATCCAAACCTTGTCTGTGTAGCCCAGAAGACTCCGGGGGCCACTCGGGAGCGGGATACCCAGAGTCCCGGAGAGCACACTGACTCCCGAGCCTTCCTGTACGTTCGGGTCCCGTTCGGGGTAGAACGTGGCCAGGCCCTCCACCGCACTCTTGACGTTGGAGGGAATGAAGGCAATAACCTCGCCCTCATTCTCCGGGTGCTCGGTGAGCTCGGTATAAATGGTGGGGAAGGGGTTCGAAGCGTCGGCGATCGCTGCCGCCTGCGCCAGGTAATGCGTGTCAGTCGCCCCCGTGTCCGCGCCGGCATGCACCAGGTATTTGACCGCGTCGCCGTTGGCCAGACCTTCGATCGTTAGGGCATCGTGCAGCGGATCGTTAAAAGTCCAGGCGACATTGGCGAAGAGCGCGGCGAGGATATGATCGCGCAGCCAGCGCACGTCAGCGCTCGTGAGGGTGGCCGTAATATCGTTGGCCTCCTGCACACTCATTTTCTCGCGCGCCTTGAAGGTTGCCCCCCAGGCTGTGCCGCCATCCTGGAGGGGATAGGCCACACCGTACTGCCCGGCCATCTTGATCGGGCGAGCCCGGCCCTGCTCATCCAGGGGCTGGAGGCGCGCCACGGTCGGTGAGTTGAATTTCTCTTTGAAATCGGTTGTGCGCTGGGCAAAGAGCTCCAGGATCGCGTCGATCTGCCGGTTGTGTTCAGCCACCGACTGGTTGATCGCGTCGTTGACCACCTGTACTCCGACCTCGGTCACGCGCCTGGCGGCCAGGTCTTTGAGCTGGATAAAACCGTAAAGCAATTGGTTAGCCATTCTATCCTCCTCGCTTTACAGGTCGACAAGCAGGAGCTTGTCGAAGGCGGTCCCGAGCGTGGTCGACGTGCCGGGGATGACCCGGCCCACCACGACTGACACGGTGCCCGCAGCATCGGCGAGCGCGCCATCGGTATCNCTTAAATAGACAGGCGCGTCGTAGGCCAGACCGGACAGGTCATAGCCATCGAGCACGCCTTTGCGAATCGCCGTGACCGGTTCGCCGGCCACGTTCGCTTTCCCACCAACGACAACCCCATAGATCCGAGCCTCGGCGGCTGTGGTTCCGTTGGCCTTGGTGTATTTGCCATTGGAGGTGTCGAGACGGACCGCCTGACCCGGGCTGCAGACCTCAGCGGTCGGCAGGGTCATCTGCGAGATGCTTTCGACCACCTCCAATTTATTTGCAGTAACCAACGCTAAGTTGGCCATTGTTTACCTCCTCCATGGCGCCAGCGCCATGATGTTAGAAACTTCGGGTGATGACGCTGGTGGAAGCTTTTTGCGCTTCCTTCTTGTCATCATCGGTGACCTTCTTCTCTTTTCCATCCGGCGTTTCGCTGTAGGTCGACGGCTTGGCGCCCAGCTCTTCCGCGTGCTCGGTGATGTACGCCATCGCCTCCACGGGATCCAACTTCTCGATCAATGGCAGCAGGTGCTTCGGCAGCTTCTCTTTGACCTTGTTCAACTGGTCCTCGAGTGCAGCCTTGTACTTTTTGGCCTCGGCCTGATACGACTCTAGCTCTGCCGATTGCTTCTCC